AATAATTGCGCGCCTTTCAATTGATTGTCAGTCATAGCAGTTTTATCTCCGCGTAACCATTTCTGGAATGGTGCGCGATTAGTGAGAACAGTACGCTCATATGCTGCCATCGATTGAGCAGCAGAAGTCACATCCTCGATTCCAGTCAAGCGATGGACACCTATCGCTGCTGCTGCCTGAGTTTCGACTCCACTCCATTGCCTTGAGTTGTTTTGTTTTGGGGTATCTTCGGTCATCAAGATCGCAGGATCGATCCCTGCATTGATAATGCCGTCAGGTGAATTACCAAATTGTCCGTTCCAAAGCATCACTTCTTGGTATGCGACATTAACAATCGTCGGCGAAGCAATGGGTTGAACGTCGACATCGAGTTCTATATCGTATCCGTCACATTCTAAGCAAATATCCGCGAGAACTCTGTTCGATCCTTCTCCTACTCCACCTTCACCAATACCCTGAGCAATACCTGATTTAAAACCAGATGGGGCATTGTGGCAAGAAGCGCAGGAGAATGTACCATTTAGTTCAGGAATTTTGCCTATACCGACTGACGTGTCATGGAATATAATTTTACCTTCCTCAACCTTTTCTTTAGTGATCGGGTTCAATGGGTCCTGAGGGATAGAGTCATAGTCATCGCTCTCTGGTAGAATGAAAGCATCAACGTCACCTATAATTGACAATAAAATATCAGACTCTGTCGGAACAGAAACTGGTTCCGATGTTGTAGAATTCCCTCCGGACCCGCCACACCCTGAAAGGACGAAGAGGCATAACAAGATAAACAATATTGTTATTATACAATCTAAGACCTTTGTTACTATAGTATAAAAATCCATCAATACATTTCCGCAATTTCTTGAGCGTACTTGGGGTTGGTTACTGGGACTGCGTTGGATTTGTGGAGCTGCCCGATTCCGATAACGAAGTCGCCTGTGTACTGCTGGGACTCTCTTTTGTCGCCTCCTGCCTTTCTTGGAGTAAGAGGTGCCGACGAGTAGCGTTCTGTCTCTGCCGCACGTTCGCTTGCATACGTCTGTGTTGGTTGGTATTCCTGAAACTTAGGCGCGACATATTTGACACAGACTTCTCCTTTCGGTTTACGAGGTTTGCGTTTACGACCATTGTAATCGTATTTAGTTGAACCAAAAATTCGCATCAGTAAACTATCTCCTGAATTATTTGCCACGCTTCGTTCAGTTCTTGCTTTGACTCTTCATCGGATGCTATAGAGTCTTCGCTATAAGAGGTTAATGCTTGCCAGACTACCAGCATTGCTTCGTTCTTATCCATTACGCTGCCTCTCCCATATGAAGTAGTTAGAAGGCAGTAGAGTAAAACATCCCGCCCATTCTCGATAATGATGTTGGTCTGCCAGAGGTAACCATTCGATGTTACCAGCAACCGATCGCTCAACACAAATCTTCATTACGCTGCCTCTCCCAACCGATCGAACATAAACAGAAATTCATCCACGCTGCCTTGCCAGACTACCTTCCAATCGTCCATCGGGTAATCCTCGATATGACGAACAACAAGTCTTTTACCAGTTACCTCATAGCGAAACTCGGTGTCGCCGTGATCCTCAGCAGCACTGGTGAACTCGGCATTATCGTTGGCACGAAAGAATTTTGCCGCGAGAGGCATAGAACCCTTGAAGTTCACTGCCTTACGGAAATACTTCGCAGCGCCCTGCAGATACCCATCATGGTGGATGTAGAAAGTTTGACGACCGAAGTCGAGAGAATCAAATTGGTAGGTTGCTCTAGTAGACATAACGCTCTCCTTGGTTTCAATACATATATTATACTAAAAATTGCCCCGAAGGGCAACTTATAGTAAGTTATTGATCTTTAAGAGAAATTTCACCCAACTTTTTAAAGGGAAGAGGAAAATCATGAAGGCGACCTTCAAATTTTAAAATATTAAAATCATCAGGGTGAAGCGGAATATATTCGCGTCCAGGGTAGTTAATTAAGAACCGCTGAATTCGGTCTTCTAAGAGTACTTTTTCCATTTTTTATCTCCTTAACAAGAAACCTTATTATACCGCGAAGATAACAAAACAGAAACTCTACGTAAGTTATTGATCTTAATCAGCATTTAAGTCCGTCAAGGGATTGCCAACGTTACGATCTGTCGCATGAGTTTCGAGTTGTCTACCCTGAGTGCGTCGAACGATATCATCTCCATTAAACTCTGCCCAATACAACTCAAATGCAACGCCATCATCTACACCAACAAACTGATGCCACTTGCCTGGTGCCACTTTGTAGTAGTCACCCGCTCTTAGAATTGTCTGATCACAGAGATGAGGTTTTTCTGTGCGTGGTTCATCTGTCCACGTCTTTACCATCAAGGTGCCGGACTCTACGAAGAATCCATTCCACTTGGTTTTGTGATAGTGTTCACTACAACAGTGGTTTGCTTTAAACTCTATTCGATGGAACTCGAATGAAGATGTATGTTCTATTAGTTGGGTGTTACCCCAGATTTTACCTGATTTCATATTTTCTGTCTCTGTTAAAATAACAATTATTCATGTATTTGATAAGTTGCTTTGACGGTACGCTCATCATTTCTCTAGTTACTATAAAATTGCCTGCGATAGAGACTCTTTCTTTTTCTGACATATTGTACTGCACATAGTGAGGATAAGAACCATTTAACAGTATCATCTCGGATGCCTTTGGTTGTATCATAATCCTATTGTCAAAAAAATTAGGAGTGAATGTAAGTGCGCCCGTTTCTTCCGGAACGTCCACATAATAAATCCATGACAATGCTGCAGGATCCAATTTATTAGTATGTATATGTGGTTCTGCCATCGTTTTTGGTTTTATAATATGACCCCAAGCGTAAAGGTTTTGCTCCTTGAACCTGCTGTCTATAGAAACAAATATCTGTTTGACTACTTTTAGTAAATCAGATATTTTATCGAGATCAATTTGTATTTCATTGGGATCGTAATACATATGATCTTTTGAGCAGGATAAAACGTAATTCCTTAGATAGTCGTTATCAACTATGCCGGAAAGGTCCATGCTATGGACGCTGAGTTTTAAAAGTTCTATCTCATTAGACTGTATTTTCATACCAATTCACAACAGTTTCTACTCGAAAAGAACGCCATGCATTTTTGTCTAGTGACCAGACTACCAGGTGCTCATTCTTTTCCTGTTGCTCTAATACTTCAGGAACATTCTTATCTGATAATTCGTGGTTCAATGTACAAGGCATAACACGCAGTTCGCCAGTGTCAATTTTGGTAAACTCAACGGTGACTGCTCCTTCTTTTGCTGCTTTAATAAATCCTTTCACGTTCTTCAATTGGTTTCTTCCTTTAATTGTAAATAAACATCTTCTAGAACATCTGTTAGTCTGACATCTTTTTCTTCACAGTGAGTGACCAGAGATAAGACAGAAGTATATAGATCATCATACTCTCCTTCAAGGTCATTCTCTCGCATCAGAATTTGAATTCGAGTGAACATAACATCAGCGGTTCCTCGCGATTCTCCGTTCCACTTGTCGTTCATGCAACTTCCCGCTTCGTGTGAGCAAGGCAATAACCCATCAGGTTCTCAGGTGTCGAGATTTCATAAGGATCTTCCTCGTGGTCGTCTTTCATACCTGCTTCTGGGAATACTGCTTCTACGACCATATCATCCACAACAATAGCATAACGCCATGAACGTATGCCAAAACCAAGGTTGTCTTTTGTGACCAACGCTCCAACTGCTTTTGTAAAAGTTCCTGATCCATCGGGAATAACCTCCACGTTCTCTAGGTTTTGTGCTTTTGCCCAAGCATTCATAACGAACGAATCGTTTACTGACATGCAGTAAATTGCGTCAATGCCTGTGTGCTGCATTTGCTCAAACTTACTTTCAAATCCAGGGAGTTGAAACGTTGAACACGTTGGAGTAAATGCTCCTGGTAGAGAAAACAAAATTACTCGTTTGCCTGCAAAATAATCAGCGGTAGTCTTGTCTTCCCACTTGTACGGGTTGGTGGTTTTACCTTCCATCTCAGGGTCTCTGACTCTGACATGAAACGTAACATCAGGTAATTTATCGCCTTTTTTAATCATAAGTATCTCCTGTATCATAATTTGTTAATAACAACTCTTTTCTATTACCTTCATCTTCACGATACATTTTACCTGAATGCATCGTATAAGTCAAGTCCCATTCTTTCTGAAACCAATCTTGATACAATTCACGCAAAACTTCATTAGAGTTGTATGTGATCATCACATTACCCATAGAATCTTGTGCACGTTCATAAAAAAGATAGTGATCAAAATCTGAGTGGTGTTTACCTTTTTTACCATACAAGAATGATTTAATATCATAAGGCGGATCGGCGAAAACAAAATCCGTCGCACTGCAGTCCTCCAAAACTTTTTCGTAATCAAAGTTGGTTATAACCCAAGACTCAATAAGTTTAGAATACTGAGGAAGTCTTTCGATAATGTTTCTCGAAAAATTTGACTTGCTGGCAGCGGCAGAAAATCCAGAAGATTCCCCAAGACCAGAAAAGCTGCACTTGTTACAAATAAAAAAACGAACAGCACGCCCAAAAGAATCAAGAGATCCGCCGAGCGCTTCTCGACTTTCAAGAAAAAGATCTCTATGCGATTGATCAGCGTCTTCATATGACTCTGCCTTCAGTTTGTAGTTTAGGACAGCACTATATAGCGCATCGCCGTTTTTCTGAAGTTGCGACCAAAAACAAAACAAGTTCCCATAGATATCGTTGACCCAGACTGGTACGTCAGGATATCTCTTGGTAAATTCAATGGCGACAGAACCACCACCAACAAACGGTTCACGATATGCAGTGATGTTTTCAGGCAAGTGATCGAATAAGAACTTAGTTGCTCTTGATTTACCGCCAGGATATCTAAGAGGAGTTTTTAATTTTTTTAAGGGTAATGACTCTGACATCGCAGGATACTCTTTGTGGTTTAGATTCATCAATTATAACAGGTCCGCCATGAAAAGTACAATGTTTTTCGTCGAACCTATTAAAATGTTTTATCAATAAAATTTCATTTGGTTCTAAGTCGTCAAAAGAATACCAAGAAACTTTATCGTCATAATAGGGAAAAAGACTTTTAGACCAATTGTATATTGGCATTTCTTTATCTACCGCTTTTTCAAAAAAAGACATGTCAACTGTCTGTAAATCTGCCATAATTAACGGTGCATTAGTATTTTTTGATCCGCCATTAACCCAAAACCCAGTCATTCTAAACCAATCCTCTGATTTATACTCTGGACAAAATTGTTCAGTTAAAGGATGATCTTCATTTATTTTAAAATGTTTCCAGAAATCTGCGTGAATATATCTAGTAGTTTTTATTTTTGGTCTTCTGACCATACGAGGAAAACAAAAACTTTTAGTATCTTTTGGAAAAAAGTCATGCGCTACTTTGGTAAACCTTTTTCTTAAAGACTCAGTACTAAAGTAATCAAAATCATAATCGTCTGTTATGACTTGCATACCATTAATGTCTAGATTAAAATCAAAACCCGACTCTCTCCAAGGGGTAGGTTCTATATCAAAAATACCATCTTCAAATTTATATTTCATTTAAACGCTATCACCCTAGAATCAATGGACTTCCTTGGTTCATAATTAGATCTGAAACCAGTAGAACCGTGCACATTAGCAAAAGGAAGACCGTTTGCTTTTCGATCAAAACTAAAGTGGTTGAATACAAGAGTTTCGTTTGGTTTTAAATCGTCAAAAATATACCACCTAACGTTTTGAGTATGTTTATAAGTTGTGAAATGTCGAATTGCATGCTTTGTTATTAATCCATGATACCCTTTTTTCATCATAATGTCAACAAAATTAGTGTCTTTAGGATACCCAAGATTATTTTTTATAAAATATTTCGCGTCCTCGGTAAGAAAGTCCGGGTCTAATAAATTTTCATTTGCCCAATCTTCTCCACCTTCTTCTTTTTTAAGATCAAATTTTTTACCAAGAACAGAAAGTCTATTGAAATTATTTCTTGCAGTGTTACCCAACAAAGGGTCGAAAGATCGGTTGCCATAACTAGCATAATTATCTAAGGATAATGTAGATAGATCTGACACGCAAAACCCTTGAGAATTAGGAACAGAACTTAGGTTTTTCCAAAACCCCAGGTACAATGCTTCCCTAGAGTAAGCTTCAGAAATATCGATTCCTTTTCTAGCAAAATTTTTATCAATAAAATCTGGCACAAACATATCGACAGTAACGTTGTCTAAATCTAAATGTGCTAATTGAATTGATTGAACTGTTTTTGTCGCATCTTCTCTGTAATGATATATTCGACAACACGCAGCAAAGAAATGCATTTTCTCTACTAAATTCTTTTCAACTTCTTTATAGTATTCAATTGCCAGTTTCTTATCAAAAGGAACGCTCGTTGCTCTAAAACCAACTTTGCTAGTATCTGTATTTTCTACTAGTTTTTTTATCAAATTGGGATCGATGTCATCTTGAATTACTTGAATACCATTTTTTTCTAAAGTTAATTCTGCATCTCTCCAGTCATATAACTCTAATGTTGCTACGTCTATTTGATTTTTTTCATCATTGAAGTAGAGTAATTGGTCTTCAATTTTCGGCGTCATCATCTTTGTTATACACTTTAAAGTTTATGCTACCTGTAGGACTCAATGAGTTAAGAAAGTCTTCAAGCGATTCTTCTTCGTTATGAGATTTACCAACTTGGATTCCCATTACAAAAGATTCAAGTTCTGTTGGTGAAAGAGACTCAAGATAATAATCAAACTCTTCAATAGATTCTTTTATTTCTTTTTTTATTTGATAGTCTTCTAGAGAAATTACATTGCTCATAATACTGCATCCAAATGGGTTTCAGTATTATTTATTAGGGTTGTCTCTTTTGTTATCCACTGAGAGAAACCCCTTTACCCATTTTTATAGCGTCCCATTGCTCCGGAGTGACCTCATTTAATCTGTCTTGTTTATACTTGCTATTATATTCGGGGTATGGACCATATGCTGGATCTCGAACCTCCGGATTCTCTTGATCGTGTATGTCCAACTGGATCAGAGCATAGTGCAGAATCTTCATGATGTCTTTACGAGCATCAGCAGGAGTTCCTTTGTTACCATATCGTTTGGCATACTTTATGACGTTTCCAAGGCAAAACCCAGTGCCATGACCACTATCAATAATAATATCAGTCGCTTGGTACTTATCTGTCGCATAATGTTGGTCGTATGTGTGGTCGACATATCTTTTAAACTCCTTGATGAGTTGTTCTTCATTAAATTTATATTTCATCAAAAGTTAATCCTTCTTGATTTAAGTATATTATACCAAAATTTGTTATTAATTTATACCCTAAAAAATCAATTATTTCAACTTCCGGCATATTAGAAAGAAGGAACCCCCTCACTTGCGTAAGAGAGTTCCAATTCTTTTTTTCAACAAGTTTATATAGTGGGTTCACGATACAGATGCAAGACGTTCTTCAGGTAACTCACCTCGAGTTACCAAAATAGATATGACTTCTGCTATTGTACAATGCCCAAATTTCCTGTTGTAACATCTTCGTACGACCGCGCCGTTTTCCCTAGTAGTACGACCACCCCCAGAATAATCCTCGTCATGCGCCCAATCAGAATCGTCAATCGTTAAGGGTTGATCATCAATAGCGCAACGAAAACCTTGGTGAACTAAAACATCATAACGCTCGTCGCGTTGTAACGATCGTTTAGAATCTAAACAAACCACACCAAACTGTTCTAAGAAATCTTCTCCTTCGAGTGTACTATACTTCTTGATTAGTTCGTAACAATGCATTTGTTTTTCTGGATCAGAAAAAGATTTGCCGTTAGAACGCATGAAATCTTTTACAAATTTTTGAACTCCTTTGTATACCGTCGTTTTCGAATCAAGATCGGTCGCTTTCCCAGTCAAAATACTTCTGGTATATTCATAAGATTCCTTGAATTTACTCCAATCTTTTATTTTAAAAGAACCGAACTCCGCAAGAACTCCGAAAAAGAACAACTGAAAAAACTCAAAAGAAGAATTGTTATGGCGCATTCCAGTATGGATTTTTACTTTCATAAAGTCAGACCAAAACTGACTAACAATATCATTACTCGCTTTTGACAATGTAATCTTTTCTTCTACAAATTCTTCAATATCGCCATAACCTGTTGCACAATGAAGTCTGTGATGCGATTTCATAGCAACTAAAGCAGCGTACTCAAACCATTTGCCGGAAGGATTCCACTCAGTAGACCAATGAAGTGGTTTATTTTTGCCATCATTTCCTTCGAAATATTCAAAAACCTCTCGAACCATATAAGGTTCTACTCGATTATATTCTGGCACTATTTTTACAATTTTACGAATTTCTTCCAAGAAGAGTGAAACGTCATCTGCCATGATCATATTCATTGGAGAAACTTTGGTTCCCTTGTTTAATTGTCTGAATAAAAAAGTAGCAGTATAATCATTGCATTCTGCTATTTGTACAGGAACATAGATATTAGAAGGATCGATCGCCATTGTTTCGCAGAACTCATTAAAGTTCATACCATCAATAAGAAGTTCGCCTTTTATCCATCTAAGAAGATAACGACATCGATGCCCACCATCAATGGTAATAAAAAGGAATCCGGGATATCGTTTTTTTAACTGTTCGTCATCACCAATCCAACGGAACGTTAACATCCCTGTACCGAGATCGACCAACGCTTTACACACATCAAAAGGTTTATTTTTATCACCTTCTTCTCCGCGTTGTCCTATAGGGTCCGGATTGATTTTTTGACTGACAAGAAAATCTATAAGGTCTTGAAGAGTCCATGTCATGTAAGTCATTGATCCTGACACCATGAACCCGAAAAGGTTTCTGAACTTGTTATTAAGATTAATTGATTTATTTTCTAACGCAGAACGAATTGATTGCGATGCTATCATTTTGTTAACTCCTAAGTTGACGACCCTAAATCGGATCTAGTTTGAACTTCTATGGCGAAGTTCCTTACCACATATTATATCATATGTGCACAATATATCAAACTCTATGTAAGTTCTTGATTTATATACTTATTTACGTTAGCGAGCGATTGATTAATAACTTGGTGCATGTCAAGATATTGATAAGTTCCACACCTACCGATAAAAGATACTTTGTTATTTTTGCGCTGTAAATACTTTTGGTAAATTTTTTGATTGGTTCCTTCTATATCTTTTACAGGATAGTACCGCTCCATGTTGTTGTCCTTATAGTCGCAAGGAAACTCATATGTCAACGTAGTGTTGAGAGGATTTTCTCCATGATTCGGAAACAGTTTCCACTCAGTAACGCGAGTCGGTCCATCATATGTTGTGAAGTTTGTCGTTGCTGTAGTAAAAACATTATTCTGAGGAAGCGTAACAGTTTCAAACTTTATCGAGCGATATGGTAGTTCGCCGTATTCAAAGTCATAGTATTCATCGATAGGCATACTGTTAAACACATGGTCGTGAGCATCTTCCATGCCGCGCATAAACTGGACACCAGTTTGGACTTTAATATTTTCGTGATCAAATATTTTTTCAAACATTGCGGTATAACCATCCGCTGGCATTTTCTGTATGCTGTCGTTTGGAAAATAATATTCGTTGTAATCATCTCGAACGGGAACTCGCTCCAAGATTTTAGGGTTGAGTTCTTCAATATCTTTGCCCCACATCTTTTTAGTGTAAGGGCGAATGAAGACATCAACTACATTTTCTTCACCGATCAGGTTTTTAGTTTCTCTGTTAACAGGTAGAACATAGTACTCACCGTCTGTGTGTTTTGCCAACACCTTATGCTTATAATCTATCCAGTCAGTAAACTGAGACATCCATTCAAAAACTCTTTCGTTGCTGGTGTGGAAAATGTGCGGACCATATTTGTGCAAACGAACACCGTGTTCATTAAAGTAATCATAAGCATTGCCACCAATGTGTGGACGCTGATCTATCACATTAACACGGTGCCCTGCCTCTGCTAACTCTCTGGCATAAACCGCACCAGCGAATCCTGCTCCGACTACTAAAAAGTTACGCATCTAAAATCTCTAAGACTAGTTGATCAGAAATGTTTTTATCCATAGGTTGACTATCATAATACGCTATTTTTTGATCAGAAGCAAGTTTCTTCAACTGTCCTTCGTCCATATCCTCTAGCATTTTACAATTAAGACCGACATAAGGTTCGCCAAACACTGCACCTTCCCGCTCGTCACAGATAAGAATCGACTCAACGTCAGCAGTTTGTTGCGGTCTAGCACGCCACCAACCTGAACCAGCATGCCAGTAACCTGCCATCAAGATACCCCACTGTTTGTCAAAAGTTTCTACCATCGCTTGTTCTGTTAGTCGGACTTGTTTCTTCGCCTTGGAACCATACTGCTTGATTTCCCAGGTAACATCCGCAGTCATATTATTAAACCACTTTTCAGTTTCACCTTGGATAAGTCCAGCAAAGTTAAACACTTTTTGTTTTTCTGCCTTAAACAATCCAGACTTCTTGGGCAGTCTTCTTACTGAGTATGGCGGGGGATACCAAGCAAAAACTTTATCCTTATTCCAGGTAGGAAATAACTTCTTGTAGTCTCCACCTAAATGCGCTGGTAAGATAATAGTCGTATCCTCTTCAGATATTCTGCTGATTGCGTCACGAAACGCAGTCTTCCATTCTGCTTTCAAAGTTTTTTCTTTAACCACGTTATTTACATAGTAATCGTTGGTGATCGAATCTAAAACTTTATCAACATCTTTTTTCCATGTGCTAATATTTTTCGGCGACTGCCAATCTTCGATAGCAAAGATAGCATCAGGTCTCTGAGCGATAGTCCAGAGTGCACTGTAGATGTATGAATTAAATGGTGAGATATGCATTAGAAACACAATCACCTTATCATAGGAAGAAAGGTTTTCGCCAATGGTCACAGGTTTTTGTATGACGGTATGTCCAAGCGCTTCTAAGTTTTCAACCAAACTGACGTGAGCAAAGCAAACGCCTAGTTCAGAAGTCTTGTGAAAGTCGCGCGTAACAGCACCGCGAGTAAAACCCGTCACCAAAATTTTCATACTATATCCTCAAGAGTTTTAGTTGGGGTGATAAACTTAGATAGAAACGGCACCTCAGAGCGTTCAAGGTCTCCTAGGCGGCGATCGCCTACTACCACTTCAAATTGCTTACCATATTTTTTAGTGTAGGTGTCAACGTACTCACGGACCGTATAAGAGTTGCCTGAACCCAAAGGTTCGTAGTCTGTCATTGCTCCCGGTTCTTGCACTGCACGAACCAAAGCATCGGCGATATCTTCTACATGAACGTAGTCGCGAACACAGGTGCCGTCCTTTGTATTATAGTCATCACCAAAAATTGTAAATGTACCAGTTTCTTTTGCCTTTTCGATTGCTAATGGTAGACCTTCTGGGTTAGTTGGATTGCCTCCGCCAACGTTATAGAAACGAAAGATCGTATACTCTTTGCAAACGTCTTTGATAATTTCTTCGCACATAACCTTAGACTTACCATACGGAGAATCGGCATCGAACGCTGCACCTGTAGAGGCGAATATCATTTTAGCATTAGGAAACGTTTTAAGTATGTTAATGGTTCCAGAAACATTTGTGTCATAATACTTGAGCGGATCTCGAACACTCTCACCTACACGAACTAAAGCGCCGAGGTGAACTACTATATCAACGTCGTTTTTGACGCGATATTTGTTCGGATTTCTAATATCCCAAACGCCTATATCAGTTTTTCTAAAGCGTATGTCTTGCATTTTACTTGCAAGAACTTTTCCGATATAACCTTCCGCTCCAGTAATTAAGACCATAGTGATACCTTTTTCTTAGTTGCTTTCGGATGATATTTGTTAAGCATTGCCTCGCCCTCATGCTTAACAATGTAATCATACCACTCTTGCTGGTCCCACATATTTGCACTAACACCGTTCCATAGTGGGCGCCAATCGGGATGTTTTTTATTCAACCTCCTATCGTCTACAAACTGACGACGAAGCGATTCATATTCCCAACTACCTAATTCTAGCATTTTTTCTCGGAAATAGCAAACGAGGGAAATGCGTTCCATATCTTCTAAAGTTTTCCCAGCGGGAGGAACCAGTTCTGTGTTGCCGTGAATGCCTTCATGGTTATTAATCAGCAACAGGTCTCCAGGTCGAATATTGATCGCGACTCTATACTCGGGCAGAACTAGGTATCCTCCCTCCCACTCTTTATCTTTCGCAATCACCGACAGATTGGAGAACCCTGCGTGCAAATCACCGGCATCACGGTGAGCAGAGGTGCGAAAGTTTTTGTTCACCGTTATCGTGGTGAACGGGGTATCCCCGCCAGCGACTCTGAATCTGGGGTCGAGTTTCGCTGCTGCTTCATTCTGAACACCAAACCGTTCGGGCAAGAGTCGCTGAAACTCACTCGAGAGTTTGCGCATGAACGGATAACACTTCTCGTAAGTCTCACGATGGTGTTCAGTATATGAAGTAGCGCGACCCCATGGGATGCGCGGATACCGATCGAAGAACCCAGCGATACCAGATAAAACCTGATTCGCATAGGTTGTGTTGGATACATAATTCTCAAATAAATGTTTTGCTGCTTTAGTTCGTTCGTTCGTAGGCAATTGCAATATTTCTGGCAACTTTACCTCGAAGAAGGTCTCATAATCATAACCTTCCTGTTCTATCTTGGTTTTAATCCAAACGATGCCTCTTGCTTCTTCCGGATCGATTTTATTTCTGTGTTTCTCTCTTATCTGTTCAATAGGATCAACGTCGGAAAATAATTTAGGAGTATTGTTCTTAATAAGAAACTCCATAATCTCAACTTGCTCAGGAGTGCACCAGTTTCTACCACCCTGCCTTTCGCCTTTTGGTCCAGCAGCAAGTCCACGGTTCTGAGTAGGTTGTGCTGCGTTGACCAATCCTTCATAGGCAGACGCCTGTTCTTCTGCAGTAAAACGATTTTTTCTAAACTTAAAGATACAAGTTTGCTCGGTAGGACCAGAGGAAATGAGGTTATTAGACGGCGCATAAAAATCCATGTCTTCCTCTACAAGAAGATCGTAGTCTGAATCTTCCATGTAGGTTCCGAGTTTGTGTTCGCAATTGTATTTTTTATCTGCTACGATTACTTTCGTCATGTGCTACTCTTTTTCTCAAATCAGATGTAGAGAATCTATGATCTCTTTTATTAAAGTATATCTCAATTTCTCGGGAAGCGCAAGTAGCGCGACCAGTAAAAGTTTTATCTTTATATTCGTCGCCGATAATCCTCACGTCAATGTTGACCATCTGCAGAATATCTTCCAAATCTCTTTCCGTTTGGTAAGGAATAATTTCGTCCACGTATTTAACAACCGAGAGTTGCGTATACCTTTCGACAAGAGACTGAACTGGTGCGTTTTTTTCTGGTCGATCTATAGAAGGATCGACCTGTAACCCACAGATCAAATAATCGCATTGTTCTTTTGCTTCTCTTAGCATAGTCACATGACCAGCGTGTAGAAGGTCAAAGGTACTTGCTGTAAACCCTACGATACGTGCCATATTTCTTGATCCTCAATAGCGTGCTGAGCACACTGTACATAATCTCTATCTTCTTCGCTAAGTACTGACCAGAACTTGCTTATCTCTAGCGTAAGGTCATATGCTTTACCAGGATATTCTAAATGGTGATTCGTCTCCATCCATTCCTGTAGAGTATCTAGTCTTAGATTAATCTTATCTCTTAACGTTTTCATCAATGCCATCTATAAAATTTATGCTGGCCAATTCTGCCAAGGGGTACCATGCCTCTGTCATTAATCCAATTAGGTTCTACATATGTAGCATGATAGTGAGTAGCGCCTTCAGAGATGCCTCTCCACCCACCGTTGAGTGCTAGGTCAGCGACAATCTGAGCATCTTCCCAAGCACCTTCTTCTAATGGTTCGTCGCTCAGACCATCACAGTACCAAGAGAAGTGACACATACCACGAACAGGAACAACGTTGCCTTTCCAGTTCACTCGTGTCTTTGCTTGATGTACGACACCGCATATGGTGTCAGGAAAATGCTGAGAGTCTACGCGATTAAGAACAACATCTGCAACACTAATACGCCCAGCAAGATTATCGCTACGAGACTCGTGGTAGACATTAAGCGACAAACAAAGTCGTTCGCTTTCCTTGACGCCATCAGTTCCGCTTCGATCTGCTTCTGGTAGTTCAGTAGATTCTGGTTCGGTGATTGGTGCTTTCGGTATTTCCGTCTGCGGTTCACGTGGTATTTGTACATCTTGTTCTTGATCGTCATATGTTACCCCAAACAATAATGATACGAAAGTAAAAAACGATATGATGCAAAATAAAATTTTGTTTCTAGACATCAAAATACCCGTATTTTGTTAAGTCCTTCCCTAGAAACTCGCTCGCCAGTGTTGCTTCGATCAAAGACTGGCGTGTCATCAACAAATTCATTTTCTTCCTGTTTGACATCGTATAGTTTCATCTTAGATCTATCTATACCAATAGCGAATCTTTTTAATTTATTGGGATCATTATATCTATTTTTTAACTGTTTTACAAGCATTTTCCCTTCGGACTCTAACTCTTCGTTAGATATAAGGGCAAACATTAAGTCGGCAGTAGCGGGTAAACCAAAAGATTCTGAAGTATCTTCTAGTCCAGGATCTGAGTTACTATAACCTGTTCTTGTAGTTTGCGTTGCTGAAACTATAGGAACACCAAACTCTACTGCTAGTCCGCGTATCTCTTCAGCGATTGCTTTAATATACGAGTAAGAATTAATTGCACCGCCCATACCTTTCATACGAGAAGACGAACAAATATTCAGATAATCAATAAAGATAATCTCAGGACGAAACGACTTCTTCAATTTAAGTTCGTTCAAGAGGGCACGAAAGTGTGAAGTATGTGCTTGTCCCGTAGGATATTCTTTAACGATTAATCTACCATTAGTTTTAGCAGCAAGAGCAGCAACCTTATCAGAGAAGGATTGCTTACTAATCCTTTCTAAAGAATCGATAGTCGTATTCATAAGGTTAGCATCGATGCGTTCTGCTATGCGCTCCTCCGCCATCTCTAAGGTTATGTAAAGCACGTTGTGCCCAAGGGAAAGGCAACTAGCAGCATGGTGACACATAAACAAACTCTTACCGACTCCCGTTCCCGCGAGAGCAATGTTAAGAGTTTTGTTGGGCAAACCACCTTTCGTTATCTCATTAAAAAACTCAAGATCAAATGGTAATCGTTCTTCTTGTTCATGATAAAAGTCATAACGTTCGTCAGCGTTAAGAAAGTAATCATGCCCAACGTTTGCATCAAAGCATACTGCTAGTGCCTTTTGGAGCAAATCGGGAATAGCGTTCTTAGTCAAATTCTGATGTGTGCCATTAATGATGTTAATTGCTTCTAGAACACCATTATGAACAGCACGATCCTGACACCATTTTTCAGTAGTGTCGAGTAACCAAGTTTCGTCTTCTTCTTTAGCAGTAAAAATATCGGGCAATATATCTACCGCATGCGTTCTCATTTCTGCATTGATATTAAGTTCGTCTAACTCAATTTTAAATGCTTCGTGAGTGGGAAGTTTGTTATACTTAGAAACATATGCGACAACTTGAGAAAACAACTCACGATAAACGCCTTCGAAGTAATCTTTCTTTACGAAAGGCAAAACCTTTCGCATGTATTTCTCGTCAGTTAATAAATTTCTAAGTATAGTTTTTTCGAGTTCAATCATCTTTTGAGTCAGATTTAATTAAGGAATCATTAGCAGCAGCGTTTGTTAAGATATCTTCTAATATTTCTGCGGCATAATCTTGTAGTTCAATATTGTCTTCATCAGCACTACTATCAGGTGATGATACTACAAAAAAATCAAAATGTAAATACTCTTCCACGAATTTAAGTTTACCAAACCTAATTACTGTTTCCGGAAAAATACCTTTTAGGATTCTAACATCCCAAGACATTTCATTTTCAGAATTAGAAGGAGTTAGTTCATAATGTATACCCTCACAAACTTTTTCTAAATTCATACTTCTTGTTCCAAATCTAGTTCAGCGGGAGTCTGAAAACCAATCTGATACATCCTAGAAACAAATTCAGAGAACTGCGGGTCTTCTAAAATATCTTTCCAGAAATCACTATCCAGTTCACTGAGGCGATGCTTTTTATCTTCACGCGGTTTTTGATACCAACCGTTAGATGGTTTGATAACCCAACCACCTGCCATTGCAATGTCAAGCAGACCAGACATTTCATCAATGCCGCCATCCCAAGATACACTGATGGGAATCTTGCTTTTCTCTTTCACGTATCGAGACTTGTCAACGTTAATGATAAAATCATAACCAGTTATCTCAGTGCCTGTTTTATTCTGACGCCGACCGATAATCCAGATATTATCTGCAGAGTAGTAGATACCTGTACCACCACCAACGATGTCTTTCGGAAACAAACCAATCTCTTTGTAGGTGTGATTAACGGCGAGGAGCGGAATGTCCTTCATCGTTAAATAGGGTGTGGTCATACGAAACAAACCTTTCAGTGCCTTTGCTCGTGACATATCGGCGACAGACTTCTCATCTAGAGCATCTTCGAGTTCTTTCTTAGATGCGAGGTTTCCAATCGAATCGATGACCACAATTACTTTCTCATCCTTAGTGATATTTTCTAACTGAGAAATGAGATCAAACTTCAGTTCTTCGACATTTGTAATAGGAACATGCAACACTCTGTCGAGAGGAATGTCGAACGTTTCGAAATAAGATTGTGGCGAACCAAACTCAGAATCATAGAACATCATGATCGCCTCTGGGTCTGCCTTCAAGTAGGCAGAAGCAATCTTCAGAGCAAACGAAGTTTTGAAATGCTTAGATGGTCCAGCAAGAACAGTGAGACCTGATACAACACCACCGTTAAGATCACCGCTGAGAGCAACATTAAGCATCGGAACATCGGTGGGTATTGGTTTTTTAGTGGCAAAAAATTCAGACTTAGACAATACTTCGGTATGCTTAAGCTTACTGTTCTTCTGTAGTTTAGACATTAATGACATATATTAATCCTTAAGATTTTTATAGTTGATACATTCATCTAGTAGTGTTAATTTTTCAGTTGCTCCAACAAATGCTTTGATATCTTTATTATCATACTCGCCTTTAAACGACTTAGCTTTCTTATAACTGATAGTATTATCATTAGCAAGTTGTTTAATAAATGAAGGTAAAGAATCAATTGCCTTTGCTTCTAAATTATCTTCTACAGAATTCCTAATAATATTATAATTCACTAATTCATAATCAGAAATATAATCATAAAGTTGATTAAAGAATGTTTGTTTAACTGCTTTATATGCACAAATAGATAGTTTTATAATAGAAGCATCTAAAGGAGAAACGCCTTTCATTCTTTTCAAGAACATGTTAGAATTGCTGTTCATAATTCCAATGTGCGCTTGATAAACTCCTTCTGCTGCTCCAACGATTAAAGTATCTTGATTTAATACCTCATCAATATTTTCAGAATCACAAAGGTCTGGAGCATATGCGAATCTAGAATTTAATGTTTTTTCATGAATAGCATTCATAATTCTAGACATAGTTTCAGGAGTCACAACTGTTTTTAATAGTATTCCGCCCACTGTTTTCGATTCAATTTTTTTAAGAGCGTCAATAAGAACAGCATCGTCTTGCGTATCATTAACGT